GGTTGCTGCTTAGCAATCTGGGCATGTGCGCCTCCATCCGCTCGAGTCATGTCAAAATGAGCATTACGGGAGGGAAGAAGGAGGCGGGGTTGCTCACAGAAGGGACGAACAGTAGAGAAGACTTCTAACACAGTTCGTCGGACCTGTCGGTCCAACTCTTCTGGCGATATTGGGAGATCAGATCCATCAGCAAGTACGACCCGCTCGGCAACGATTACCGGGGGAGTCGTGAGAGTCACAAAGGACTTCAACTCAGCTGCTTGGATCTGCTCCGCCGACATCGCGGCCGCAGACCTCTTCATGTAGAAAACAAACGATTGAGAACGTGCCAAATCTCGTTGTATCCACACACACAGATTGAGAGCGTAATCGATGGAAGACCGGACCCTTCGAGGGATCAGATACCGGGATCGAATAGCTCTCTCTATGAATGGAGAGGGGATAGGAGGCAACTCTATCTGATGTTTTGTCACACTATCATAAGGTTTTGAGAGTGCGTCAAATGTTGCCAGCTTCAATTTAAGGAAGCTCTCTGCGTGTCCCTGTGTATAAAGGACAAACAAGCCCAGGAACAGGGCGAACCAACTCTCCAGACCAGGGAGAGTGGGAACGGTCTCTTGAAGTTGAATCCAACCGAGGAAGGATTCTACATATCGAAGAGAATTATCGATGCTTGCAGACAATCGATCTTCCGGAGACGGAACCGGATCTGGTTCAGAAATCTTCGGGGATAGTAACTTTTTCCGTTCATAGTTACTCTTTCGGCGGAGGAATTTGGAATATTCCCTCTGCCACGCGTCCCATTGCTTAGTCAAACATCCTTTCGGTAGTTGACATCCCATAGCAATGGACTCGCGTTCAGCTTGTTCACCTCGGACCGCACAAAGAGTGCGGCCAGGAAGAATGGCTTTATACCAGACACTGATCTTTTCTCGTAGAGAACTGACAATGTCACTTGTGATCGTCGGAATCGTCGAGCGACCAGGAGCAACATTTCGTTGTTTTTGTTTTAGATGTCCAGGGGGCTTTGGCTTTGCCACCCTGGACACCGTCGCTTGAAGATACTGCCG